TTAATATTTTTCCCGTCAATTATACAACACAGCGTATCAAAAATACTAATGGATGAAAAATATGCGGGAAAGTATATGGGTAGAATATGTATTTCTCAATTTATGGGTCTTTGTCCAGAATTTATATGAAAATTAATCTTTGGTACTGTGAAGGCATGAAGCAGTGGCGTTGGACACTGACTGATTCTTCACGCCCTATTAGCAGACAAGAATCTGGTCAAAGACCTTTTCTTCGTGATGCTATGAACGATGTAGCAAATACCGTAGAATATATGTTAGAATGCAAGCAGTCTTAGTAATTTGATGAACTCAAATATTGAATATATTCGTCCTTATTTAAAATGTACTCTTCCTGAAGAGATTTGGGAAGAGATAAAACTATGGACAAAAGAATGTAAAAAAATAAAATCTCATCCTCTTGCAGAACTAAAGTCGCACGAGAATGTTGGATATCTTTCTATGGATGGAAAAAAACACAATTCATATCAGTGTTCTATTCCAACAAACTTAATCGAAAATTCATTTTGGTTAGCATATACACTTAGAGTTTGTGCTTTATTCTGGGGAGGAAATCATCGCCAGTATAAAATTAGAAAGTGGGATGGTCATTTTGATGGATATGATATCTGGGCAAATTTTGCTTATATGGGAAATGACAATCCAATTCATACTCATGCTGGTGCAGATATTTCTGGAGTAATATATGCTCAAAATTTTGGACATCCTACTATTTTTCCCGAACATAATACTCAATATGAAGGTCAAAATGGTACTATGATTTTATTTCCTAGTATTATTCCCCACTATGTTAAACATCAAGAAGATATTATGGAAAGAATAACAATGGCATTTAATATTGTTAAATCCTAACATAAGTGAGTAAAAATACTTAGATGAAATCAGATTTTTATATAGATAGGGTAGGTAAAGAAGAAATAAAAGAACTTCTTTATACCTATCATTATCTTAAAGACGAATCTAAACTATGGGCTTTTCAGATCCTCAGTTTCTGATATTCTTAGGGTTGGTGGGTGCTTGGGCACTTGTATCTTTACTGGGCTACCAGTCCCCGAAATAGCAGTAGGTGCGTTTGGTCTAGAGAGAAACCAGCAAGAAGGAATATACGAACTTTCAAGACTTTGTATACATCCTGATATTCAAAAAGAAGAATATAACATTACATCTTGGTTCGTCAGTCGTTGCATAAGGAGATTTAGAAAAGATGCCCGCGTTTCTGCTATTCTTAGTTACGCTGACAATAATAAGCACTCTGGAGTTATATACAGAGCTTGTAATTTTCAATACTATGGTTTGACTGATAAGAAATCAGACTTCTGGATTAAACAACCTGATGGTTCTTTCATAAAGCATTCAAGAGGTCCCATTAAAGGACTAGAAGGTGAGTGGAGAGAGCGTAGTCGTAAACATAGGTACTTAATGATATTTGATAAGGAACTTAAAAAACGCTTGACATGGGAAGAGCAGAAGTGGTAAAATAATATGGTGTGAAGGAAGGCGCACTTAATGTACAGATAAGCATTCAGGAAACTGGATGCTTTTTTTCTTATGATAAATAACTTATAACGGAAACTATAAGTGTTAATAAGATGGGTCTTTCACGCCTCGAAAATTTTTTAAAGTCTGCACGAGGAACAATATTATATGTTGATCCGAGCAGTCTTGATTCTACTGATAGTATTGAGAACTCAGGAAATAGTTTAACCAGACCATTTAAAACCATCCAAAGAGCACTGGTTGAGGCAGCAAGGTTCTCATATCAGCGTGGACAAAGTAATGATAGATTTAACAAGACAACAATTCTTTTATATCCAGGCGATCACGTAGTAGATAATCGTCCTGGATATATTCCTACAGGTACAGGAACTTTTTCTGAAAGAAGTGGTCAAATAAATCTTACAAATCTCACTCAATGGGATTTGGATAGTAATTTTGATTTATCAACATCTGATAATGAACTTTATAAATTAAATTCAGTTTATGGTGGTGTTATAATTCCTCGTGGAACATCAATTGTTGGAATGGATCTCCGTAAGACCAAGATTCGTCCAACGTATGTTCCCAATCCAGAAAATGATCAAATTGAAAGATCTTGTATTTTCCGTACTACTGGTGCTTGTTATTTCTGGCAATTTACGATTTTAGATGCTGACCCAAACGCAAATTGCTTCAAAGACTATACCAATAATTTATTTGTTCCAAACTTCTCCCACCATAAACTTTCTGGTTTTGAATATGCAGATGGCGTAAACGGCGTAAAAATTAATGATGATTTTCTAAATGGTGTAAACGCTATTGATACAACCAGAACTGATCTGGATATGTATTATGAAAAGGTTGGTATTGTTTATGGTCCTTCTTCTGGAAGAGAAATTCAAAATGATTATCCTTCCGCAGCTTTAGATATTCAACCAGTTATTGATGAATATAGAATTGTTGGTCCAAAGGGCACATCAGTTGGAATTACTAGTATTCGAGCAGGAGACGGAGTTACATCTTCTACTACTATTACAGTAGACCTAGTAGAAAACATAGAAGGTCTAAGTGTTGACAGTCCAATTCAAATTAGTGGAATAAGTGCATCAGGTTATGACGGACAGCATGTAATATCTTCTGTACAGAATGACACCAGAATTACATACAGTGTTCAAAATATTCCAACAAACCCTCTTCCTGGCGTCGCTGGGGCGCAATTAGAACTCGTTGTTGATACTGTTACTTCAGCATCTCCATATATCTTTAACATCTCTTTACGTTCTGTTTACGGAATGTGTGGATTACTTGCTGACGGCGATAAGGCAACCGGATTTAAATCTATGGTTGTAGCACAATATACTGGCATTGGTCTTCAAAAAGATGACAATGCATTTGTAAGATATGATAGTGTTTCTGGAGATTATAAAGATTCTACTGTCATTAGCAATCTCTATAAGAATTCCAGAGCAAGATTTAAACCAGAGTATGAGAACTTCCACATTAAAGCAACCAATGATTCATTCTTACAATTAGTTTCTGTTTTTGCAATTGGTTATGCTCAACACTTTGTAACTGAAAACGGTGGCGATATTGCACTTAACAACTCCAATTCTAACTTTGGAGCAAAGGCATTTGTATCATCTGGATTCAAGAGAACAGCGTTTTCTCAAGATGACCACGGATATATTACTCATATTGTTCCACCAAAAGAAATTGAACCGGAAGAAATTAGTGTTGAATTTTCTGCAATTGATACGGAAGTAACTGCACAACTTTCTTCACTATCACCAACATTTTCTCGTCTTTATTTGTATAATGAAACAAATCAAGACAATCCACCAAATGTTGTAATTGATGGATACAATATTGGCGCAAAGATAAATGATCAACTGAGCATTCAATTTGCTCAGAGCGGAATTGTCTCTACATATTCATCTAAAATTGTAATGCCAGATGGGCCATACAGATCTACTGAGTCCTCATCTGAAAAATCTTTCTCTGTAGCAAGAAGTATTGTTGGAATTAATAGTATTTCCTCCAACATAATTACATTAACTGAACCACACTCTTTAGCGAATGGAGAATCAATTCGCATTATTGCAGATGATGGCAATCTTCCGGATGGACTAGAACCAAATCAAGTTTACTACACCTCCTTAGTAGGAATTACTACAAGCAATGAAATTTATGTATCAAAGACACTAAGTGATGCTATAACAGGAACATTTATTTCACTCAACAATAAAGGAGGAAACCTAAGAGTTGTTAGTAGAGTTTCTGACAAAAATGCTGGAGACATTGGACATCCAGTTCAATGGGATAATGCTGGATATTGGTTTATTGGCGTTTCTACAGTAAACAATGGAATTTATAATGCTATTTTAACTTTTGGTCCAGAAAATCTAGGAAATGCAACTTCAAGATCATATGTAATTCGTAGACCAGATTCCAGAAGTCTGAATGATACTCTTTACAGAGTTCGATATGTCATCCCTAAGGATGCTCCAACGACTGCAAGACCTCCAGTTGATGGATTTATCCTTCAAGAATCAAACAATGTCATAGGTTCTGGTGCAGACGAAATTGAAAAACTTTATAACAATGTAGGTCCTATTAGTTCAACTGACCTCAGAAATCCCAAGTTTATTGCAGACTTATCATGGTCTGCTGGTACAGCAACAGTTAGGTCAGAAATACCACATGAACTCAAGGTCGGAGATGAAGTAGAAATTGTAAATGTAGTACCAAGTGCATACAATGGAATTTATATTGTAACTTCTGTACTGAATTCTAAGGAATTTAGATATTCATTGCCATTGAATTCAACTCCAGGAAACTTTGGAAATGATACTTCTGCTAGAAATGAGAATCTTCCATATCTTAGAAGAAAGAGATATACTAACACATTCCAAATCTATAGAACAGAAGAAATTGCATCTTATGTTCCAAATGTTCAGGATGGCGTCTATTACTTAACATTAATTAATTGTTCTAATCATCCTACGGTTTCTCCATTTAGAGAAGAAGGATTTGCTCAACCAATTGAAAATCTTTTCCCACAATTAAATAAAGACAATCCTAATTCTGACCCAGAATCTGCAGATTCTCATGCACTACCAGATTTAATCGGAAAGGTTGTAGTAAATGATCCCCAAAATAGTATTACCAAAGAAACACTTGAATCTTTTGTTGTAGGTTTTGGTATTACTGATATTAAATCTACCAATGGAAATCTACATACAATCAACACTGAAATTGATCATGGTTTATCTGGAATTACTTCCGTAAGTATTGTAAGTTCTGGTACTGCATATGGTTCAGGATTTGAAGGAACACTTTATAATGCACAATTGGTTGGATTTGCTGGTTCTGTAACAGGTTCAAATGCAACTGCCAAGATTACTCTTGGCGTTGGTGGAACTATTACTGGAGTAACTATTATCGACGGTGGTTCTGCTTATGGCATTGGAAATACTCTGAGAGTTGTTGGCGTTTCCACTACTACAGGTTTTGTCCAGGGTGTGGTTCAAGTAGAATCAGTTTCAAATAATATTGATGATACGTTAAAAATAACTGGTGTTTCTGGTTCTGCTAATTCTGGATATAATACTCTCTATAGAGTTTCTGGAATTACGACTGGAGAACCTAGACAATTTAATGCAAATTCTGCAGAAACTCTTACAACATTCTCGACTTCGGGAATAGGTTCAAATTCTACTGCAAATGCAAAATATATTCCAACTGGAAAAGTCGTTGGAATTAGTACATTAGTTTATAATAGCGTAACTGGTCTTGCTACAGCATATTTTTCATCTGCTCATGGATTTAGAGTTGATAATAAGGTCAGTATTCGTGGAGCAAATCAAAGTGTATTTAATGGAGATTTTGTAATTGAAAAATATGTCGATATAACAGAGTTAGTTTTAAATATTGGTATTAAAACTACTTCAACATCAGCAACAGGTACTCTATTAGCTTATCGTCCAGTATTGACTTCTTATGGTGGTGATTTAGTTGAAGACACTGAAAGTGTATCTGGTCGTTTAACATATCAGTATGCAGGAATCACAACAACAATTGGGTCTTCTTATGCAATAACTGCGACAGGAGACTTGAATATTCCGAATGCAATTTCTCTAGGATTTAATCTTGGTGATTATGTACTTATTGACCACGAAATCTTCAGAATCAAAGAAGCAGTTACTTCAGACTCAGTAAGCGTATATAGAGCCGTTCTTGGATCACCAAGACAGTTCCATGAAAATGGGTCTATTGTTCGCAGAATCAAAGTAACTCCAGTCGAACTGCGCCGCAACTCAATCATCCGTGCATCTGGACACACTTTTGAATACCTTGGATATGGACCAGGCAATTACTCAACATCACTACCAGACAAACAGGATCGTCTGTTAAGTAATCCTGAGAAGTTTCTTGCTCAAGCAACGAAAACTGATGGTGGTATTGTAGTTTACACTGGTATGAACAGTGATGGTGACTTCTTTATTGGCAACAAAAAGAATAATTCTGCTACAGGAAAGGAGGAGACTTATGATAGTCCAATCCCAACAACCACTGCAGAAAAGAATTCAAATGTTGTAGTTAATATTACAGACTCTCAAAAAATATTTGTTGAAGATTCTATAAAAGTTGAGGGTGGAAGAGATAAAAATATAGTATCTGAATTTGATGGACCTGTTCTCTTTAACAACAAGGTCACTTCAAATGATGACATAGAAGCTAATTCTATGTTCCTTCAGGGTGATGGTGAAATTTCTAGACAAATTAGTGTTTCTAGCGAAAGACCAACTGTAGTTGGAACTTATGGTGATGTTAAATTCAATTCTGTTCCAAAAAATGGTGGAAATGCTGGTTGGATTTATACAACAAATAACCAGTGGAAACCTTTTGGATGGATTAATGAACCATTATATGGTGTAGGAATTAATAGTGCCAAGAATCCTGTTGGATTCTCTACATTGATAGATTTCATTGGTATTGGAATGACCATCAGAACAGAATTTGATGGCATAGGAATTTCTACAATCTATTTTGAAGGAGATCCAGTCAATACAATTGGTCTTTCTTCTGAGGGAACTTTTATTGGCGATATTAATGATCTTAATTTAGTTGGCTCTAAAGATGGATTCAAATTCAATATTTCAATTGATTTTGATTCCACAGTTGGTCTCGCAACAGTTACTTTCGATACCCCGATTGATATTATCGACTTCAAAGTTGCTGGAGTTGACAATGCTCTAGGATATGCATTACCATCTTTTGCAACTACAAGTATTGGAACAAGAGTCATCTATGAAAATACAATTAATCCCACAAATACCAATTATGCGGTAGGTATTGGACCAGATGACTCATTGTGGTGGTCTGTTCCCCAAAATAATACATATTCATTTAGATGGTATGGTGGAGAGACTGAAGTTGCTCATCTTTTAAGTGATGGTGTATTTAAAGTCTTTGGCGAATCTACTATCACTGCAGGTCAGTTCATTTCAACTGTTACAACAGGCACTTCTCCAATTAGTGTTGCGTCAAGTACATTAGTTACTAATTTTAATTCAAACTATCTTGATGGATTTGTATCTGCTGCAACGACTACACCAAATACAATTGTCAGAAGAGATGCGTCGAATAATATTAATGGCAATGCATCTCACCTAAGACACAATGTAAGTGGACCACAAAGAGGAGAATGGTATGCAGATATTCCAGCAAGACTTGGATATTTCCCATTCAATAGAGCAGGAGATACTTGTAGCGGAGATGCAAACTTTAATGGATTAACTACTATTAAGAAGGTTTCTGACATTTATATCAATAGAGCTCCTGTCGGAAATTTACTGACTTGTGATTTTAATGACGGTCCTATTACACGAACCACTGATACTAATATTGAAATCATCGACATTATAAATGTTCCAACAACAGATAGTAGAGCACTCAACTATACTGTAGTATTGAATGCAGCACAAACTGTTTCAAACCTTACAAACCTTCAATTTAGAATTAATGGTGCGGATCTTCGCGCTGGTGGAAACACCATCCGTTGGCTAAATAACTTGCCACCAAGTGGAACTGCTGCTGGATATTATTTCTTCGGGTTTAGTATCTTCAGAGTTGGTGCTGTTTGGGAAGTCATCTCAGTCTTTGCAACCTACGCATAAAATTCTATGGCACTTCACGGATCAGCAGTTGCTAATTTATCTCCCATTTTATTCAAGGGAAATAATAGAGCACTAGGAGTCAATGTACTCATTCAACAAGATGAAAGTGGATCTATGGGTGATGTGATTCAATTTTATAGTAATGGAACTTTTATAGGTGCTCTCCAAGATGCATTAATTGCAGAAAAAATAGGAGATGATTTGGTTAGATATCCAAACATTTATGCATACTTTGGAGTTTATAGTAGAAATCCATCAACCTCATTTACTATTTCAAATCCAAATGGAAGGTTGACAGTTTCTCAAGCATTTATGCGAGGTGAGGCAACTGGAGCATCTACTATTCAAAAATGGACTGGAGGTAATTATTTTTCAAACTCAACAACACATGTTGTCGATATTTGTACGGATGTAATTGGTAATACTACAGGCGGAAGATTATCTGGTTTTGGAAATGAAATTGGGGGAGGATCTCCAAAATCTGAAGATGTTCATGGAAGTCTTTGGTCAATTTGGACATCTCCAAATGCCATTTCTACAGGAACCCCCGGAAGATTTGGAAGTGTAATTGGTTCTAATATAAGAAAAGGTTCTACAACTATTATTATTACCAATTCGGATGAACAAGATACTGCTCCAGGAAATATGATAAACCAGTTAGTAAATGCTACTGGAGAACCTACTTTATTTGAAAATTTTCCAGGACTTACTGCAAGAAGATATTCTGGATATTTTGGACAATCTGGAATTAATAATCCTGATTTAGATAATGTAAATTATACTGATAATCTTATCCCCGCAGAAGGTCCCATTTATCCAACAGAGTTTAATGGATTCTTCCGAGGTTCTGGGGGAGTATTTAATGATGCGACTTGGTTAATAGAAGGGCAGTTTTTGGCACCAACAACAGGAACTTACACATTCTTTTTAAATACTGATGATGCAGGTTACTTATGGATTGGCGATAATGCTTTGCAAGGATATACCAGACAAAATTCATTTATAAACAATGGTGGTCTTCATGGACCTATAGAAAAGAGTGCAACGATTAACCTTGTACAAGGAACTTCTTATCCTATTCGCATTATATTTGGAAATCAGAATCAGGGAGGAGGAAACCCAACTGAACTTACATTCTCATTTAGTGGCCCAGGAATTGCAAAAAGGACAAACGGAACGGGATATTTTTTCAGTAGAAACGTAATATCAGCACCACCAGTAGAAAGAGCAATTAATGGACAAAATGGTGAAATGATATTTAGAAGATATAGAGTTATAGCATTAAGTTCTTATGTTTCTAATGATGGATTTGATGGTGTTCTTTTTTATGGACCAAGTTCAGCACAACCTTTTGGATATGTTGCTTTTACTGGACCAGACACATATACAATTACAAGATCCGCAAATGCACCAAATTGGACTCGTTCTCAAGGTCAATTTGGTGCGTTTCAAATACATGACACTTTAACCCTAGCATCAGAAACAAGAGGTGGTATATTTAAACTCAGAAATGTCTTTACCAATTCTGGTTCTGACAGAAGAGTTGCGTTTTCAAGATGTCTTGCTGCTTTCATTGCCGACACAGTATAACTTATAAATAGTATTATAAAAAATCGGTGGAGAGTGAAACCGAATGGCTGTAAATAAAAATTTTGTTATAAAAAATGGTATAGAAGTAGATGGATTTTTAATTTACGGTGATGCAAATACTAATCAAGTTGGTATTAATACAGATATACCAGACTATACTTTAGATGTAATTGGTGGTATAGGAGCATCTACCCTAACAATAAGAGATGATTTTGTATTGGGTGGAACATTAAGTGTTGGATCTTCTACAGGAAAAGAGGGTCAATATTTAATTTCTACAGGTACTGGTGTTACTTGGTCACAGTCACCAAGTTTAAGAGAGTCCGAATCATTTGTTGCTACAATAGGGCAATCCACCTTTAATTTCTCATATAATCCATCAGTTGGTGTTGATGTCTTTATTAATGGTGTTAGGTTGTCTCCATCAGAGTATAGTGCCTTAGATGGATTAACTATTGTTTTAAATGACGCTTGTTTTGGTGGGGAATCTGTAGACCTAATTGCATATTCTGTATTTTCCTTAGGAACTGGAGTAACCGGGATTACGGGGTTAACGGTTCTAGACGAAGGAACCATAATTGGAAATGTGGGAAATATTGTTTCTCTGGATTTTGTTGGGTCTGCAGTGACTTCGGTTTCTAGTGGATTTGGTGCAACAATAACTGTTAATGAATCTTGGACAAGAAATTCAACAGGAATTAGTACATTATCAAATGTTAGTATTGGAACAGATAATGCAACCTCAACATTAACTGTAGATGGCAATGCTACTTTTTCTGGTATTGTAACGGCAACAAACGGGTTTATCAGTGTTGGCAATACAACTCCAATTCAAATTTCATTGAGTGGCAATCTTTTGACATTTACTGCACCTGGTATCGGTAGTACCACATTTACTTTATTCTAAATAAAGTTATAAGGAGAAAAAAATGACCATAAGGAATAGAGAACTATCACAATTTGGATCATTTATTTACATTGACGATCCATCTCGTGATGTTGCCATTACAACAGAGTCAACTCCTTATATTGGCATTGGAACAACAAATCCACAATATAAGCTTGATGTCAATGGAAGTACCAGTATTTCTGGCATTCTAACTGTTTCTGGGTCAGTGAATGCAAATCAATTTTTATTAAATGGTGATTTGCTGACAAGTGCATCTGTAGATAGATGGCAGTCGGGTTCTGGAAATGATATCTATAGATTGAATGGAAATATAGGTATTGGAGTTTCGACGATTCCAGAAAAACTTACTGTGTCTGGAAATGTTCAGGCATCAAGATTTATATCAACAGTAACAACAGGAACTGCTCCTTTTACAGTATCTTCCCAAACAGAAGTAACAAACTTAAATGCTAGTTTTGTAAGAGGAAAAACTCCACCAAGTGGTGACATAGTAGGAACTTCTGACAGTCAAACATTAACTAACAAGACACTAACTTCACCCATTATCAGTAGTGGTGGAATGGTCTTGAGTGGCGCAATTTCTGGATCGACGACCTTGAGACCATCTACAGTTGCAAGTGGAACTCTAAGTCTTCCAGTGAATGGTGGGACACTAGTATCTACCAATGATACTAGTGTTGTTTCATCTAATATGATTGTAAATGGCACAATTGCCAATATTGACATCTCCAATACTGCAGCAATTGCATATAGTAAACTGAGTTTATCTAATTCGATTACAAATTCAGATATTTCTGCTTCAGCGTCAATTGCTATATCTAAACTAGCTGCATCAACAATTTCTGGGGTTTCTTTAGGAAACACTTTAAATAACCTAACTGCAGGGTCTTTTATTAATTTTGATTCTGGGTCAGTCTATAATGGATCGAGTGCAAGAATTGTATCAGTTGCGGCAACAACAGCAAATACAGCAAATACTGTTGTATCCCGCGATTCTTCTGGAAACTTCAGTGCTGGTGATATATCTTGCTCGAATTTAAATACGACATTTAACGTATCAGCAAATGCAGTATCTGCAACTACAATATCCGCAAGTTCATTTGTCGGAAATGGAAGTCAATTAACTAATGTTCCCGCAAATGTTCCCATTTCCGATGATTCAACAACAAATCAATCATTTTATCCTGTTTTTACTGACACACTAAGTGGAAATTTAACTTCTCTAACTGCATCATCATCAAAACTTTCTTTTAATCCATCAACAGGAACTCTTACTGTCATTGATTTAAATTCTACATCAGACTATAACTTAAAAACCAATATTAAAACTGTTGAAGATTCTCTTGATAAAATAAATCAAATAAGAGGTGTGTCATTTAATTGGAAGGATACAAATAAACCATCTTATGGTGTAATCGCACAGGAAATAGAAAAAGTTTTACCAGAACTAGTTACTGAAGAAAATCATAAGACAGTAAATTATAATGGTTTAATTGGAGTACTCATTGAAGCAGTTAAAGATTTGTCAAGAGAAGTTGAGGAATTAAAAGATCAACTAAATAAGTAAAAGCCGAGTATAAACGAAGATGGCAATTAAAATCAGTAATACTACTGTTATTGATAACAGTAGAAATTTTATTCCAGTAACAATTACCGCTGGTGGAGTAACAGGAACATCTGGTCAGGTACTCAAATCAACAGGAACTGGAATTATTTGGGGAGAGGCTGAAGGAGGAGGCGGAGGTTCTGGAGCGTTTGATGTTGGGATTTCAACATCAATTTACATATCCGTAAGTTCTGGAATTGCAACTGGAGTAACAAACACTAATAATATTTTTGTTGCTCCTGGTATTGGATACACATTTCCATCAACTGCAGGAATTCAGTACGTTATCGAATCAATTCAGGTTTCTAATAAATTCTCAAACGAACTTTACTTATCTACAAGACATGATTATAATGGTGGAGTGAATACGCCCATCACTCAAAGAGTTGTCATACCCTATCAAGGTGCAGTAGAACTTCTCAATCAACCTGTAGTAGCAAATCCATCTGATGTCTTAAGATTCCAATCTTTAGATTCTCCTCTACCAAATGCAAATGGTATTGATGGTGGATTAGATATCTTTATGACATTATCGGCAAAACAAGACTCCAATTATGTTGGACTTGGTACTACAGTTACATCGCTCTCAGTAAATGGAGATCAGATATTTTATACTTCTACTGGTACACCTACAGTAATTCAATCTATTAGATTGACAAACTATAATTTATTTACAGATATTGATGCTAGGGTTTCAATTTATAGAGGAGAAACTAGACTTGGTTATTTGGTATATGATCTAACTATTCCAAAAAATAGTGTGATTGAAATCTTGGAAAGACCAAAATATCTTGCAGCAGGAGATTCTATTCGAGTATCTGAAAGCGCTGATGGTATTTCTATTAATATTTCTGGGAAGAAAATTTAAATTTTAAAATAGGAGTTATAGTATGTCGTTATTAATCGCAATGCCTTGTTATGGTGGTTTAGTCAGTGATAAAACTGCAAAAGGTCTTTTCAATTTAGGAAAAGACCTTAGAAGTTCTCAAATTGATCATGGACTTGTTACAATAGCAAATGAAAGTCTTGTGACAAAAGCAAGATCTAGAATTGCAAACTTCTTTATGAATAATACAGAATATGACTATATTTTGTTTATTGATGCTGATGTAGGTTTTACTTCAGAAGATGTGTTTAAGTTATTAAATTCGAACAAGGATATGGTCTGCGGAGCATATCCCATGAAAGGAATCCCAATAAGATATAATTATAATATTTCAAATCCAGAAGTAAAAGAAGGTGATTTAATTAAGATTGAAAACATTGGATTTGGATTTGCACTTATTCATAGAAAAGTATTTACTTCGATCATCGAAAAGTATGGAGAAGAATTGAAGTATTATCCAGCAACAAATAATAGTTCTTTTCCACCAACAGAAAAAGAATATCACAATTCGTATCATTATTTCTTGGAACTTAAAAAAGATATGGTATATTTGCCCGAAGATTTTTCATTTTTTGAACGGGCAAAGAGCGTTGGATATGAAACTTGGTTAAATAGTAGTATTAGATTATCTCACGTTGGTTCACACGTTTATCAAGAAGAGTAAGTAAATGGCAATCGGTGTTTTCGGTCTTAAACAATTTTACAGAAAACAATATGGCAATATAATAGAAAGAAATCTTTCTCATTGGCCAGAGGGTGCTACTACTGGGTGGTTTGCTGGAGGGATTGACGGAGCTAGTGGAGGTACTACTACTCGCATTGTTCGTCTTAACCATTCTAATGATACAGCAAGTCTTCCCGGCAAAAATCTGGTGAATGCAAAACATCGACATCATTCCTTGCAAAGTGCTCTTTACGGATATTTTTGTTCTGGAGTTTTTACTCCTCCTTTCTTTTTTAGAGGAGAAAATGATCGTATTGATTTTTCAAATGAAACTATAAGCACTCCAGGCAAAACTATGGAAGGGAGAGAAAATGGGGCATCAATGTCATCTCGGCATTATGGATTTATGGTTGGTGGAAATGTTCCTAGGCCCGCCCCCCAAGGAGGTCCATTTCCTACCAATGCAGCAACTCGTCTTGATTTTTTCAATGAGACTATGGAAAATACGGGTAGGAATATGACATATGCTGCATATGGTATGTTTGGTCTTACTGATAATTTTAATTATGGTTATGTATTTGGTGGTGCTATTAACTCAAATGTAAGTCGTATTGATTATGCTAGTGAATTATACACTTTACGCAGTGCCAAATTACCAACAAACTTAGTTTCCGCTACAACAGTTTCAAGCGCAGGTTATGGTTACATTGCTAGTGGAAATACAAATAATGGGCCCGATGATGTAAGCACTATTACTCGTATCGAATTCTCTACCGAAACTATAAGTAATCCCGGTAATAACTTACCGGGTTCAACTCAGCACGTTGAAGCAGGGAGTAGTCAAACTACATCTTATGGTTATTTTGTCGCCGGAGATGATCCAGCAGTTGCTTCGAAATCTTATGTTACTCGTCTTGATTTCTCAAATGAAACAATCAGTTCTCCTGGAAAAAACATCCCTGCTAATGGTTATGCCCTTAGAGGAGTTTCTGGTGGAGCATCAGTATTACCTTCATAATTATAAATATAACTAACAAGAGTTTAAAGACTCAAAACCATTCTATCTTCGAGACTATAAATGTTAATATTTTCACTTCAAGATACTAAGATAGAGCAAATAAAAAATATAACATATAGAAATTTTTCTTATTATCCAGAAGTTTCCTTATATGGTTACTTTGCTGGTGGCGAAATACCGGGTAGTACCACATTCTGCCAAATAACACGTCTCGATTTTTCCAACGAAACTGTAAGTGCTCCGGGTAATAATTTACCAGAAGCAAGACGTATTCAATCAACCCTCCAAACCGACAATTATGGTTATTTTTGTGCAGGAATTCCTCAAAATGGACGAGTTAGTCGCATAGACTTCTCAAACGAAACTATAAGTAATCCTGGAAGAAATACTACAGGCAGATATGGAAAGGCCGCAGTATCTAGTCAAGGACTGTATGGTTATCTTTTTAGTGGACTTCCTCTAACTGGAGAAATTTTTCGTTTCGATTTTTCAAGTGAGGAAGATTTTGTAACTGGTAGAAATCTACCATATGGTGCAGAAGGCGCAACTGGAGTTGAAAGTAGATATTATGGATACTTTGGTGGAGGTTCAACACCAGGTCTTACAGCTACAGTCAGTCGTTTAGATTTTGTTACTGAAAATATTAATCTTCCTGGGAAAAACCTTCCCAGTGTAAGGTTGTATGCATATAGTGTATCATCTCCCTCATATGGATATTTTGCTGGTAGTCATACCCCATATTTGTCAAATATAGACCGTCTCGACTTTGCTAATGATTCGATAAGTTCTCCCGGCAATAATTTACCAAATACTAGAGGCTTTGGAGCATCTACACATAATTCATTATTTGGATATTTTGCTGGCGGAAGAACTAGTCCAGATGGGCCCGCAATTATAAACACAATTACTCGTTTGGATTTTACTACCGAAATCGTTAGTGACCCAGGTAAAAACTTACCATTTTCACTTTGGCAGAATATTGGAACTTTTGGTGGTGCATCGGTCGCTAAGAGAAATAATACTATTGGTTATTTTATTGGCGGTTCCACACCAGGAAGAATAAGCACAGTATCACGTCTTGATTTCTCTAATGAAACTAATTCAAATACTAGTAATAATTTACCCACTGCAAGAAGTGGATTAAATGCAGTCTCCAATAATAACGATAGAGGATATATTGCGGGCGGAACAGAATCGCCCACAGTTTTCTTGGGAACTATAACTCGTTTAGATTATCTAAATGATGTTTCAGTTGATATTGATGCCAATTTACCTAGTGAAAGATCTGACTTATCATCTATATGGGATCGCAATTATGGTTATTTTGGTGGTGGTGGAGCACCTGGACAAATAAGTAATATAACTCGTATTGATTTTGCAACAGAACTTACAAATAATCCTGGAACTAATTTACCATTAAACATATCAGGACTGACTGGAACTAAAAGTTTGAAATATGGTTATTTTGTTGGCGGTTCCACACCAGGACTAATAAGTACGATCACTCGCTTTGATTTCTCTAATGAAATGATAAGCAATCCTGGTAAGAACTTGCCGGGAGTAAGAGCATTTTTTGCGGCAGTATCTAATCCATCTTATGGATACTTTGGTGGTGGACAAACTCCAACACTTATAAACACAATCACTCGTCTTGATTTTTCAAATGATACTGTCAGCGACCCTGGAAAGAATTTGCCAATTGGAAGAAGTAACCTAACAGGAACTTCAAACTTATTATATGGTTATTTTGCTGGTGGAGAAACGCCAGCAATCGTAAGCACAATCAATCGTATTGATTTCTCAACTGAAAATGTCACTGCACCACCAAATTTAACTATCGCAAGAAGCAATTTTGCAGCAGTATCAAATTCAATCTAAATAAAACACCTATATCATTAACATATGAAATCTGGAGCAACTGAAAGTTCTTTTTATTATCTTTCACAACATTACAATATTCCAAATAATGTTGAAATATCAAGAAACGCTGAAGAACTTGTAAAATCACAAAAACCCATCAAGATACTTTGGGCTCACGATAATTGTGATCAACCTATCCATTATCGTCTTCCCGAATTGTCAAAACAAATTGACGCAATTGTTTGCTTATCTTATTGGGAAAGAGAGCAATTTATCAAATACAATCGAGCACCAGAAGATAAATTGACTGTTGTATATTATGGTTTGGATCCCATGTTTGTTCCCCCAACAAAACCCAAATCAAAGACTGCTATTTTCTTCTCAGCACCACATAAGGGTATTACACCACTTCCAAAAATTTGGAAGCAGGTTATTAAAAATCATCCTGATGCAACATTGAAAGTATTTTCTTCAATGTCTCTCTATGAAAATGCAGGAACTTATGAAAAAGAAACAGGAGAATTTGTTGAGGCAATTAAAGAATTAAGATCTCTTCCAAATGTTCTTTACTCGCCATGCATCCATCGGGAAGAATTGCTTTCGCATATAAAGGATGCAGCATTTTTTGTTCATCCAAATGTATGGGAAGAAACTTTTTGCCTCTCTCTTGCAGAAGCAATGGCATGTGGTTGCTATCCAATCGTAAGTGATATTGGTGCTCTCGGAGAAGTTTCTTTTGGTAGAGGAAAGTACATTCCAATGCTTGGAGAAAACACTCCTGCAGGATGGAAACCTTCTCCAAAATTTATCAATGAGTTCGCTCAGGAAGTTTCTAGATGCTTTGATTTCTTTGAAAAAGAACCAGATACATTTTATCAAGCAACTAATGACTTATCAAAAATTACCAGAGAATCTTACAATTGGAAAACCTCTGCAGAACTCTGGAATCAAATTGTAGAATATATACTAAATAATAAGAAATGAACATGAAAAACACTATGCCAAACAATTATGAATCGATTGCTCTTGCAACATCTAAAGAAGTTTTAGATGATGATAATGAGTTTATGTTCAAAGTCCTAAACGAAGCAAATCGTTGGACTGAGAGTGAAACCGAACTTGCCCAAGGAAGATCTGATTTTCAGATTGAAAAGTTTATCATTCACGACAACTTCACCATTCCTTCAGCATTTAAAGCTGCTATTATTAATAGGAGAAGTGTTGCCGAGGGTCTTCTTCAGCAAATCATCGAAGCAAAAAGAGTTGCAAGAGAATTTCATTATAAGTGGGAGGGAAAAGATAAAACTCAACCAATTTGGTGGAAAACTAGAGAAGGTGGAGAAGAATTGTCTTGGTATGATATTGACGAATTTCACTTCCATAGAATGCTAGAAAATCTTAATCGTGGATTTAAATCTTCCGTAGAAGAACTTGAGTGTTTTGACAAACTCATTAATCGTTTGGTTGAACTGAATGGAAACAAACTAGTTTCTAGAGATCAATATAATGAAGACCAACCAAACTATTGGGAAAGAAGACTTGCCAACCAATCACTCGATGATTTACTTGCAGCAAAAACTGGAGTAAATGCTGGTAATATTCGTTCCATGAGACGCGCAAGTGCTCCAACTGTTCTTACTGATGATGTAAATAGAACAAAGGGAACTTTTGGCGATCCAAACAATCCTCTGGATTTCCTATCAAAACTTCAAGAAAATGTTGCTGCTGGTATTGCAGAAATTACTGGATTGGATCATCAACTTCTCTCTGGCGTTGAGCAGAAAGAAGAAAAGAAACTTACAGGTTCGTTATTTAATCAAGACCTTAAAATAGCAGAGTAACATGTCACAATATCTCACTAATCTAACTGGAGATGTATTTGGACTTAATTTTGTCTATGATAGACTAGTAGACAATATAGAAAATAGAAATACTTTCTATTGGAGAGAGCAACCAATTTATTCTTATTTTAGTGGTGGCCAGACTCCTGGAGAGATAAGTACTGTCAATCGTCTTGATTTTTCTAATGAAACTGTCACCAATCCAGATAAAAATATAGGATATAATGTACGTCTTCATGCAGGCCTGTCAGCATTCAATTATGGATATTTTGTTGGTGGGGTAAGTAGAAATACCGTTTCTCGTTTGGATTATACAAATGAATCAATAAGTCTACCAAACATTAACTTACCTGCGAATAGGTGGGGTCAAGCACATCTAACTTCAGCAAATTATGGGTGGACTGCTTCTGGTGAAGATGGTGGTCCATGGGGATTCTCCAACCCAGGCCAGAACTTCCTAGAACCAGGACCATATAGAAGTAATGTTTTTCGTTTAGATTTTTCTAACGAAACTTTTAATGTACCTGGACAACTTACATTTGAACGAGCTGTGCAGAATTCGTCAGTTAGTAGTGCAAATTATGGATATATGGCAGGTGGTTATTTGTTTAGACCCACTACACCTCTTAGAGGTGGAGCGGACCAAGCAGAAAATGATATTTTCCGTTTAGACTTCTTTACAGAAACTGTTTTAAATTTACCCAGTAAATTATCAAATAGTAGGTATTTAATTGCAGGAACCTTTGGTTTATTACACGGATACTTTGCGGGTGGTGCTTCTCCGGGACCACAAGGTGGAATTAGATGCACAATTGATAGACTTGATTTCTCCAACGAAACGGTAAGTACCACTACTAACTTACCATCAGCTCGATATGGTGCCACAGGAACTCAGAATTCAAATTATGGTTATTTTGGAGGCGGAATCGCAGGAAGTTACTTAAGTACTATAACACGTATTGATTTTAATAATGACACTGTAAGTGATCCAGGCGCTGCATTCCCATTGGGTGTGGCAGTCAGTGCTTCAGTTGCTGGTGGAGCATCAGCACTTAAAGTTAATAAGAACTATGGTTATTTTGCAGGTGGATTTGCTCCACCACAAATAAGCACTATCACTCGTCTTGATTTTTCAAATGATACGGTAAGCGATCCTGGTAAGAACTTAACAACGACAAGAAGTGAATTGGCAGCAGTTGCAAGTAATTATCATGGATATTTTGGTGGTGGTTTTTCTCCCCCACAAATATGCAATATCACCAGAATTGATTTTGTAAATGAAACTATAAATCAATCATTAGGAAATCTTCCATCTAACAGAAGACTTCTTTCTGCAACAGAAAGTGCATCTTATGGTTATTTTGCTGGAGGTTTTAATGCACCTCCAGACAATTATTTGAGTACCATAACACGTTTTGATTTTGGTACAGAAATTGCAACTGACACGCCAACAAGATTACCTTTTGGTAGAAGAGAGTTTTGCGCCACTTCAACTAACATCTATGCTTTCTTTGGTGGTGGATTTAATACAACGACTTTCTATAACACGATTACTCGTTTAGATTTTTCAAACGAAACAATTAGCAATCCAGGCAAAAATCTACCTTCTTCTAGAAGAAATCTTGCAGTAATGGCAAGTACTGTTTATGGATTTTTTGGAGGTGGGGAATCTCCCGCGCCTACACCTTTCTCAATTAATACCATTACAAGACTTGATTTTGCTAGTGAAACTATTAGCACACCAGGAGGTGCATTTACAACATCTAGAAGAAGTTTGGCAGCAACTGCAAGTAGAACTTATGGTTATTGGGCTGGTGGATTTAGTCCACCATATATCAGTACAGTCACACGTCTCGATTTCTCTAACGAAGTTGTTAGTGAACCAGGAAAGACTCTACCATCTGCAAGAGGAAGTTTCACTGCACTAGCAAATTCAAACTAAATACAGTATAATAATTAAAAAATGTTGATATGAATGACATTCTTTCAAATGTATTAATACAACCCAAAGTATTAACACCCGATGCGATTGATTTTTTAATTGATCATGCGAAAAAATCAAATAAAGAGCAAATGGGAGTCTTTGATGGTGAAAAGGCAAATTCTAGCCTTGATAATCCAGACATCGAAGACCACCCTGCAAGAATTGATTTAGAATCAAGAAATGCTAAGTGTGCAGATATTGAAACAATTATTCCTGAGATTAAAGATCTTTATAGCAATATTGTCAAAAATATAATTAATCCATTTTATGGATTCCAAATTAAAGATAGTGAAATGCCACAACTATTAGTTTATGAACCAGGAGGTCACTATAAACCTCATTTTGATGCTGTGGCAAAATGGAAAAATCCAGATGGAACTATGATTTGGAAAAAATCTATAGATAGAGATTTATCCACTGTTCTTTTTCTTAATGATGACTTTGAGGGGGGTGATTTTGTATTTCCAGATTTGAGAGTAAGAATTCGTCCAGAACCAGGTCTATTAGTTTGTTTCCCTTCATCTCAATTTTACTTGCATAAAGTTGAACCAGTAATTTCTGGAACTAGATTTAGTATGGTCAACTGGATGACGGTCGTTGGATTTAAAACAAAGGAAGAACAGGATAAAGAAATTTCAGATAAATATGGTATAAAAGTAGTATAAAAAAATGGCACAACTCCTCAAGCACTATTTTTTCAACAGAGACACCAAAACTTATTCCGTAGACAATAAGTTTGGTCTAATGGTTCCCGATATAAAGGGATTGGAAATCATTCATAATATTACGGATGAAAATGATATTCCATGTTGCTTGTCAACATGCCCGGAATATTTTGAATATAGCAGCACAGTATCTGCAGAGAGACTTCAAGAATTAGAGAGCGATCCAAATATTACTATCATATCGTCAGATGTCTCTGCAGAAGATGAAACTTCTTATGATGTTGTTTATCAGGAAGCATATAATCTAGAAGAAACAGAAGGTCTCTCGATTATTGCCCAACAAGAATGGGATACTATTGTAGATGCATATGATGCAAGACAACTTCAAAAAAGACTTGAAGTTCTCAGAAGTGTGCGTGACGAAATCCTTTCATCTAGTGATTGGGTAGTAGTTAAATCACTTGAAAAAGGAAGTGTTTTGTCTACTAGTTTTAAAGATTGGAGACAATCTTTAAGAGACCTTCCAAGTGAGGAAATTTTCCCTTCAGAATTACCACCAGTTCATTCAGAAGTTGGGGGTGATGCTAAGGTACTAAGTGCTTATGTTCGTTGGAATGAAGTAACTTCTATTCCAATGATTAACGATCCTATTACTACAGCAGAATAAATCTATTCTTTAGAAGCTTTAATTCCTGATACTTCACTAAGAAAGTCTTTTGGCCCAAAATTATACCATCCACGATTTACCTGAACACGAATAGGAATATCAGTAATGTAATGATGCAGAAAGATCCAATTTAGGACTTCTGCATCTATTTTTTTACCCATTTCTAAAACTTCAAGATATTTTTTATTATCCCCATAATCTCTTGATGTTATGATGACTCCAGAAAGATTTGGTTTCATCCATTCTGGAATATCATAATTGTTCAACCATTCACAAGAGTAATTTTTGCATGGTTGTTCTGGGCGATTTTCATAGATTGCACATCCAGTCTCACACTTAAAGTGGCAAGGTCTTCCTGGTTGGAAATATTGCCCATGTGATTGGCCGTGCATCCATCCTTCACAACATGCAGTACATCCGCCACATTCTCTTTTATAAGTCATCTTGTCAACAGTGAATAACATTTTTCATTTCTATCATATGCATAGTCGGCATACTGCCCATTTTTTCTAACAAAGTGTAGAAATAATTGCATAAAGCGATCATTTTTATGAGTTCTTAATGGACTTCTCCAGTGGGGTACAATTGTTCCAAGATAAGCAACTCCATGACCAACGGGAGTTACTACCTCTCTTTTCTTACCAGTTAAGTCTTTGAGTTTGATAGGCCAAGCAGCATCTCCACAAATATTCAGGGTGACAGATACTTCGCATGATGGACGATCTGTATGACAACTCATCCAACCACGATCATGGTAAGTTGTAGAGAACCAATAAGTTGGAATAAGTTCTTCACCAAGCAATTCTTCTAAAACTGGTTGAATTCTTTTCATTACAAATGTAGAAGATGGTGGAGCATAGCAAAACAACACTCTACCCCGTTGGTCATCCCATGTACCCTTAAGAGAACCTAGGTCGCTCATAGCACCACAAAGATTTTGATATTTGATTCTTATTGCTTCTTCCTTACTAATGATTTCTGGTAAGTAGTACCAACCTTTATCTGCAAATTCACTCATATTTTAAAGAATCGCTATACACTACTCTAATATGTATTCTATCATAAATACTTAAAAGTTTCCATAACCAATGGCAGCAGTAAGCGAAGTAAATTTAGTTATTCAAAAAGGGACTTACTTTGAGGAAACATTTTCCTTAAGTGCAGAAGATGGTGGTGGATTAAATTTAACAAATCAAATTGCAAACGCAAAATTAAAAAAATATCCAACTGCAGGTATTGCATATACTTTTTCAACTACCGTGACAGTTGGAGATAGTACAGTGAAAATTGTAATGCCCAGTAACGTAACTGCATCTCTTCCCAGTGGTCGTTGTTATTATGATGTCACATTAACATCTTCTGGTGGAATGATTTCTAAGGTAGTAAAAGGAACCGTCCTAGTTCAGGAGTCAGTATCACTATGACTTATCAGGTTAGAGTATCATCAAAATCCAAAATTAAAGCAACAGTCGCATCAGGAGTAATCATGGCTAGAACTCTAGATGAACTATTAGATGTAGATGTTTCTGGAGTGAACGATAAATATGTAATTATGTATGATGCAGTAACACAAAAATACACTGCGGTGAATCCAGATGAAGTGTTCTCTGCAGCAACTACAGAACCAATATCGCCAGGACTTCCATCCGACTATATGGATCAAATGGATAAGGATTTGGATAATAGAATTGACCTTGATGCGGGAACATTTTAATAACTAAATAACAGTATAATAAAGAAAAAAAGAAGATGGCAGCACCTGTTATACAGTTTAAAAGGGGCCTTCTTGCAAATCTTCCTGGTCTTCAGGCAGGTGAACCAGCCTTTACTACAGATAGTTACGATCTATTTGTTGGTCTTACCTCTGAAACTAACACTAATAAGTTCTTTGGTTCCCATAGATACTGGACTAAAGAAACTACTTCCACGGGCAGTGGAATCAACCTTGTAGAAGGGACTTCTAGTGGTTCTGATTATATTACCCTAAAATCACCAGATTCTCTTGCAGGTATTGTAACTTATTTTCTTCCCGGAGTTCAGGGTGCAGAAAGTTCTGTTCTTACCAATGACGGAAGTGGAAATTTAACTTGGTCTAGTGGTTCTTTAAACGCAGTATTCAGTGGTATTACTACTATTGGTGGTGAATTTTTCGATGTAAATGTTGATAGTGATTTTGCGGGCATTACAACATTTAGCAATACAACAGATAATACTTTAGGTGATCCAAATACTGGTGCCGTTCAGATTGACGGTGGTTTGGGCGTTGATAAAAATGTAACAATTGGAGCAGGACTTTCTGTTTCCGGAGAATCATACTTTATTGGCACCGCAACATTCTACGGTGGTACTTTAAATCTTGGTGATAGTGATACAGATAATATTAATGTTGCTGGTGAATTTGTTTCAAATCTCATTCCCAACACTGATGATACTTATGATATTGGCGATAATGGCACTCCTAAGAGATGGAGAAACGCAGCATTCTCTGGTGTAGGCACATTTGCATCTGGTGCAGTCCTCGATTCTGTTCAAGTTGGAATTAACACTGCAGTAATTGAGACAACCTCAGGAAAATTAACTCTTACTTCTGCAACAGGAGTTGTTGAAGTTACAGACAGACTTGATGTTATTGGTGATTTAGACGTATCTGGAAACGTTTTCATTGGTGGAACAACAATTACTCTTCGTGGTGAAGATGTCTTCATTGAAAACAAAGATATTGTTCTTGGATATACAACTTCAGTAACTCCTAATGACACAACTGCAAATCATGCAGGTGTTGCTATTGCATCAACAGAAGGCACTCCATTAGTACCTTTTGCCGCATCTGGAATTAACACTCTTCCAGACACATATAAGCAATTAATGTGGTTCCGTAGTGGAACTCTTGGATTTGCGACTGATGCGTTTGCCTTTAACTATGGCGTAGCAATTGGAACTACAACAATGGCGGATGGAGTTCGCCTTGCTGTAACCAATACTGAAATTACTGATACAACTATTAATACTCCGCAGGTTAATGTTTCTGGTGCATCGACAATTGGTGGTTTGTTAGATGCTGCCGGTGGGTTAAAGGTAACTGGCCAAACAGTTCTCAATAATGACTTAGCAGTAACTGGTGTTTCTACATTCACTGGAGCTGTAGATACTAATGGTGGATTAGACGTTAATGGACACACTGAACTTGACAACTTACATGTTTCTGGCATTTCTACATTCACTGGACCCGTAGATTCTAACGGCGGTTTAAGTATAAGCGGTGGACTAGATGTTACTGGACAGACAGTTCTCAATAATGACCTATCAGTAACTGGTGTCTCTACCCTAACTGGATTTGTAGATGCTAATGGTGGACTAGACGTAACTGGCCAAACAGTTCTCAATAATGACTTAGCAGTAACTGGCGTTTCTACACTAACTGGATTCGTAGATGCTAATGGTGGACTAGATGTAACTGGTCAAGTGGCATTTAACAATGATTTAATTGTTACTGGAGTATCGACATTTACTGGAGCAATTGATGCAAACGGTGGCCTTGATGTTTCTGGTGGAGAAACAATACTTTCTTCCGCAACAGTAAGCGATCTGACTGAAGGCAGAGTTGTTCTTGCAGGAGCATCTGGTTCTCTTGTAGATAGTACAAATCTTACTTTTGGATCCGGCGGACTAACAGTTGGTACAGGTGGAATTAATGTTACTGGAGTTTCAACTTTCTCATCAAATCTAATTGTTGGCGGTGACGTAAGAATTAATGGAAACGATATTCAAGCAAGTGATGGTAATGCAAATATCACACTGACTTCCAATACATTAACAACATTCGCAGGCGATATTAAGGTCACTGGCAATGACATTCAATCCTCAACTGGAACTGCACTTACTTTATCTGGTTCTGATGTAACTGTTATTGGCGATCTAACCGTTGGTGGTAGTGATATTAAAGCAGCAGACGGAACTACTGCATTAACTCTTGCAAATTCTACAGGCGCTGTCACGGCCGCAAATGACTTAACTGTTAATGGAAATCTATATGTCGCAGGCAACACAACTCAAGTTAATACTGCTGCTTTAACTGTAGAGGATAGAACAATTGATTTAGGTGTTGTAAATGGAGCACTACCTTCATCTGCAACCACTTGGGATTTGGGTGTTCTGTTTAATTATCATACAGGTGGTTTTGCAAGAAAATCTGCAGTTATTTGGGAGCACGGACACTCAAGATTTAAGTTTGCAAGTGTTCTTGGTGCAGATGCTGATGGTATTAATAATGATGGACCACAACTTACTGTTACAACTTTTGCTCCGATTGAAATTGGTTCATTGTGGGTTACTGACTGTGCAGGAACTTCACAAGTTATTTCTTGTACTGGCACCGAAAGATTCCTTGAGAACATCACTATTGACGCTGGAACTTTCTGATAATACCTAGTTAAGACCTAAATACACCCAGAAAACTGGGTGTATTTTTTTATGTCTGAAGAAGATTTGAAGTTAGTTCTTGCAAAATATCAACAGAAATGTTTTGAATTATACAATCAAAATATCGTACTAGAAACTCAAGTAGAAAAACTGAGTGCGACTGCGCAATCACTAGGTAATGAACTCGAAAAGTTAAAAAAACCAAAAAGAGGGACAAAAGCAGAAGAAGAATTCTCATAAATAATAAAAACTCTTAGATAAGAGTTTCTACGGTCTCTACCAAAATGAGAGGTTGAATGGCGGATCCAAATATAAGAATTAAACGGTCATCGGTTCCCGGGAAAGTACCAACAGCAGGACAACTTCCTTTAGGAGAACTAGCTCTCAATACTTATGATGCAGAGCTATTTGCTCGTAGAGAACGTGCAGGAATTGGCACCGACATTGTAAGACTTGGTGCAGGCGCAACAGTTACTAATATTTTATATGTCACACAAGACGGAGACGACTCCAACACAGGAAAAAAACTTGGAGACGCAAAAAGAACAATCGGAGCAGCACTCTCAGCAGCAACAACAGGAACAGTTGTTAAAGTTAGTGCTGGATCTTATCTAGAAAATAATCCACTTATAATCCCAAACCAAGTTTCGGTTGTTGGAGATAGTTTAAGAGAAGTATCAGTATCTCCGCAAAATGCTGACCAAGACTTATTCTATGTCTCAAATGGCAACTATGTTGCTGAAATGGCATACACGGGAACTTTGAATTCGGGAAAAGCAATATTTGCATTTAACCCACACGAAATAGGATATTTTGATCAATCGCCATATATTCAAAACTGCACAAACTTTATTCCAAATAGTATTGGATTAAAAATTGATGGTCATAATGCGATTGGTCCATTAAAATCAATGGTTGTTGATAGTTACACCCAATACAATCAAGGTGGTATTGGTGTTTCTATTACCAACGAAGGTTATGCTCAATTAGTTTCTATCTTTACTATCTGTAATGATACTGCAATCTATTGTGGTAGTGGTGCTGCTTGTGACCTTACAAACTCCAACTCATCATTTGGCAGATATGGATTGGTTGCTGATGGTATTGGACCACCAAAATATACTGGAATAGTCACAACATCTGCAGAAGAAAATCAATTTAGGTTTGTATTGGACTTAAATGTTCCAACACTGAACGTAACAAATGCACTTTATGATAATGTCACCGGTTTAACAACAATTACTGTAGATGCAAATCATGATTTTACTATTGGAATGGGAGTTTCAATTGTGGGTCTTGGATTTACATGCCCATCTGGTCCAGGAATCGTAACATATCCATCAGGAAATAGTGGATATGTTTTTGAGGTTGCTGGTATGCCATCACCAACTTCCTTTGAAGTTTATGTTGGAGTTTCTACACTACAACATACTTATGATTCTGGAGGAACTGTAAAGATTAATGCAGTTCGTCCTTTTGATGGACAAGTTGTTTATTTTGATACTTTATATTATACGGTTGAAGGAGTAATTGTAAGTTCTGGAGGAACTGGTTATACTCAAAATGTTGATATTACTTTTGAAGACCCAAGTGAACCTTGGGGAATTCCTGCAACTGCTGTTGGTGAAGTTAGAGATGGAGTTGTGACGAATGTTGAAATGGTTTCGAATGGTAGAGGTTATTCGACAATACCATCAGTAACCTTTGCTGCTCCACAAATTGGTTCTAATACTGCAACAGGAGTAGCTCATATGATTCCAACATATTATGTAATTGAAAGTTCAACTCCAGTTTCTGCAGGTATTTGTACCATAACTATTACAGACAACGTTCCTTATGCTATTGGAGCTGGAACATCAGTTCCATTCTTTAAACAAAGTCGTGTATTGGCCTCTGGTCATTCATTTGAATACATTGGGTCTGGAACGGATATTTTAGGTGCTCTTCCACAAAATGGAGGTGTTCCAATTCAAGATAATGAAACTCATTCTCGTAATGGCGGATTGGTTGTATTTACATCAACAGACCAAGCAGGCAACTTCCGAATTGGTGATGGTGTTGTGATTAATCAACAAACAGGAACAATCAGTGGAACATTCTACTCCAAGAGTTTGTTCTCCAGTCTAACACCATTCATTCTAGCACTAGGAGGAGATTAAAGAATGGCACTCGCACTTAATATATTCCAAACAGTTACAACAGTTGTCGATACATCCCCAACTGTAATTTACACAGCACCAGTTGGATACACAGGCGTAGTTCTTTTGGCCCAAGTGGCAAATGTTGGAGAAAATTCACAAGATGTAACATTTATACATCGTAGAAGTTCTACTGATACTGAACTATTGCACCAATTTCCAATTTCTGCAAGCGATACTGCAAATCTTCTTGCAGGAAAATTAGTATTAGAAAGTGGTGATAGGTTAGTTTTATCTGGTAGTAACAGTACCGATCTTAAGTTTATCGCAAGTATTCTAGAAACACTCAACTAATATAAAAATCAATGACTAAGTATACCAGTAACCGTCAAAATCATCTTAAGATTGGTATAAGTTCTTATACTGAGAGCAGTACAGTACTACAAGTTACTGGTAAGGTTGGTATTGGTACATATGATGCTTCTGCTGATTTGGATATTGGTGGTGATGTTAGAATTCGTGGAGCACTTTATGATAAAAATAATGAATCTGGTTCTGTTGGACAATTATTAGTCTCTACTGCTTCCGGTGTTGATTGGCAAGATATTGATAGTGTTGAGACTATCTCGACTATTATAAGCACAACTCTTACTGGTATTAATGTAAAAGATGAAGGTGTTGGAATCGGAACCACCTTTACGGCGATTAATTTTATTGGTCTTGGAGTAACTGCATCTGCGGATGGAACCACAGCAGATATAACTTTCGAACAACAAGTAGGCCCCCAAGGTATTCAAGGTACTACAGGTTCTCAAGGCGCTTCGGGCACTCAAGGAACAACAGGTACTCAAGGAACAACAGGTACTCAAGGTACTCAAGGTATTCAAGGAACAACTGGAAGTCAAGGTGTTCAGGGAATTATAGGTACTCAAGGAACAACGGGAACACAGGGCACTACAGGTTCTCAAGGAACAACTGGAACTCAAGGTGCAACTGGAGAGCAAGGTATTCAGGGCATCCAAGGCATAACAGGAGAACAGGGCAACACAGGTAGTCAAGGTATTAGTGGTGTCCAGGGTATTCAAGGTCTCCAAGGAATTACTGGTTCTCAGGGTATTACGGGCACACAAGGAACTGATGGTACACAAGGAACTGATGGTACACAGGGTGCTCAAGGTACTACAGGTTCTCAGGGAACAACCGGAACACAGGGCACTACAGGTACTCAAGGAACAACTGGAACTCAAGGCACCCAAGGTATTCAGGGAACTACAGGATCTCAAGGTACAACTGGAGAACAGGGTGCTCAGGGAACTCAAGGTATTCAAGGTATTCAAGGAATAACTGGTACACAAGGAACTGAGGGTACACAAGGAACTGATGGCGCACAAGGAACTGAAGGTACACAAGGAACTACTGGTTCTCAAGGTACTACTGGCACACAAGGAACTGAGGGTGCTCAAGGAACTGAGGGTGCTCAAGGAACAACAGGAGCACAGGGAACAACAGGCACTCAAGGTATTCAAGGTATTCAAGGAATACAGGGAACAACTGGATCACAAGGCACTATAGGTTTTCAAGGTACTACTGGTTCTCAAGGTACAACTGGCGCACAAGGTACTCAAGGTATTCAAGGTATTCAAGGAATACAGGGTATAGATGGTAGTCAGGGTATAGTAGGAGAAATCGGAAATACTGGAACACAAGGTATTCAAGGCACTACGGGAACTCAAGGTGTTCAGGGTATTCAAGGACAAACAGGAACCCAAGGAATTCAGGGAATTCAAGGAATTCAAGGAATTCAGGGTATTCAAGGAATTCAAGGTATTGAAGGTCCAGTAGCAGGTTCTGCATATCAAGTCGTATATAAAGATGCATCTAATAATCCTACTGGCTCTGCAAACTTAACTTTTGATGGGACCGAATTAACTGTTTATGACCTTAATATTACCAATAACTTAAGTATTGGTGGAACTACAACTGTTATTACTGCACAAGACTTACAAGTACTTGATGCTGATATTATTCTTGGTGTAACAACTGGACCAGGAGGAGAAGATGCTTCATCTGATGATACAGCAAATCACGGCGGTATTGCAGTTGCATCAACAGAAGGAACACCACTGGTTGATTTGTTTATTGCAGGAATTGAAACTGCACCATCCACATATAAGAAAATTATGTGGTTTAAGTCTGGAGCATTCTCTGGACTTGGAACTGATGCTTGGTTGAGTAATTATGCGATTGGTATTGGAAGCACTCAAGTACCTAATGGAGTAAGACTTGCTGCAGGTGGAATGCAAGTTACTGATTTTACAGTAAGCACTCCACAATTAAATGTATCTGGAGTTTCTACTTTTGCTGGAGTTATTGAACTTGATAATGGTTTAAGAGATATTTACGGAAACATTGGTATTGGTGGTTCTGTTCTTATTTCCACTGGCACTGGAGTTTCTTGGACTTCACCATTTGCGGCAGGACTACAAGGACTACAAGGTATTCAAGGTATTCAAGGCGAAACTGGGCCACAAGGAACCCAAGGTATTCAGGGAATAACTGGAGAACAAGGTACTCAAGGTACAACTGGAGCACAAGGTACTACAGGTGCTCAAGGTATACAAGGTGAAACTGGAGCCCAAGGAACCCAAGGTATTCAGGGAATAACTGGAGAACAAGGTACTCAAGGTACAACTGGAGCACAAGGAACAACAGGTTCTCAGGGTATTCAGGGAATAACAGGAGAGCAAGGTACTCAAGGTACTACAGGTACTCAAGGTACAACTGGAGCACAAGGAACTACAGGTGCTCAGGGAACTCAGGGAATAATTGGAACACAAGGAACTGAGGGAACTCAAGGTACTACAGGTTCCCAAGGAACAACAGGAACTCAAGGTACTACAGGCTCTCAGGGAACAACTGGAACTCAAGGTACTACAGGTTCTCAGGGAACAACTGGAACTCAAGGTACTACAGGTTCCCAAGGAATTCAAGGAATAACTGGGACACAAGGTACTCAAGGAACAACTGGTACTCAAGGAACTGATGGTGCTCAAGGAACTACAGGTTCTCAGGGAACAACTGGAACTCAAGGTACTACAGGTTCTCAGGGAACAACTGGAACTCAAGGTACTACAGGTTCTCAGGGAACAACTGGAACTCAAGGCACTACAGGAACTCAAGGCACTACGGGTTCCCAAGGAACAACAGGTACTCAGGGAATTCAAGGAATAACTGGAACACAAGGTATTCAAGGAACAACTGGCTCTCAAGGTACTACAGGGTCTCAGGGAACAACAGGTACTCAAGGAACTACTGGAGCACAAGGTACTATTGGCTCTCAAGGTACTACTGGAGAGCAAGGTACTCAAGGCACTCAGGGAATTCAAGGTCGCCAAGGCACCACAGGTACTCAAGGTACTATTGGAACCCAAGGAACTGAAGGTTCTCAAGGAACAACTGGTACTCAAGGTAATACTGGTTCTACTGGAGCTCAGGGAATTCAAGGTCGCCAAGGTACTACAGGTTCATCTGGTTCTCAAGGAACTGTTGGAGCTCAGGGAACTCAAGGTATTCAAGGTCTTCGTGGAATTAATGAGTGGAGTAGAAAAACTACAACATATACCGCATCAAATGCAGATAGAATTATTGCCGATACTTCTGGTGGATCTTGGACATTAACATTACCATTTGGACCATCTACTGGTCATTCTGTTACTATTGCAGATGGTGCAGATTGGAGTGTAACTAATCTAATAGTTTCTAGAAATAATTCAACAATAGAAGGAACTACAAATGATTTTATTCTTGATATTCGAGGAATTATTGTAGATTTTATCTATGATGGTACTACATGGGAAGTTTATGCAAATGTTGGTCCTAAAGGATTGCAAGGAGCAACAGGTGAAGGTGCTCAAGGTACTGTAGGTATTCCAGGTCCTCAGGGACTTACCGGAATTCAAGGGCCACTAGGTCCTCAAGGTACAATTGGACCCCAAGGTGTTCAAGGTATTCAAGGACAAACAGGAACCCAAGGTATTCAGGGTATTCAAGGAATTCAAGGCAGACAAGGAATTCAGGGAATTCAAGGACTCTTAGGTCCTCAAGGTGTAAGTTTTAATAAAAATATTAATTCATTCACTGCAACACAAGGACAAACTACTTTTACAGTAAATTATGTCATTGATTATGTAGATGTATACTTAAATGGTATTCGCCTATCAGAGTCAGAATTCACTGCAACCAATGGCACTTCTATAGTTCTTGCATCTGGTGCAAGTGTAGGTGATATAATTGATGTAGTTAGTTTTACATCTGCTGGCCCACAAGGTATTCAGGGAATATCGGGAACAAATGGCGCCCAAGGATCTCAAGGATTAAATGGAGCATTTGTAGCACAGGGTATTCAAGGTACTGCTGGCGTAAGTTTTAACAAGACACTACTCACATATACTGCAACGCAAGGACAAACTACTTTCTCAGCAACTTATACTGCAGGATTTGTTGATGTTTATCTAAACGGTGTTCGTTTGTCTGGTGGAGAATTCACGGCAACAAACGGCACTTCTGTAGTTCTTTCAACTGGGGCAAGTGTTGGTGATATAATTGATATTATTGGTTACAGTGGTGGTGCATTATCTTCTCAAGGTCTTCAGGGTATTCAAGGCCCTTCTGTTCAAGGTATTCAAGGCAGACAAGGAATATCAGGAACAAATGGAACAAATGGAACTCAGGGTATTCAGGGTATTGAAGGAACTAGCCCCACTCTCACATTAAGAAGCAATGGAGTTGTTTCTGGAACAAATATTGACAATATCAATTTCCTAGGTGCAACAGTAACTTCTGTTGGTTCTGCATCAACCATCACTGTTGCTGGAGAACTTGACATTACATCATCGCTGTTCGTCTAAATAGTCCTAAAAAAAGAAATAAATGGCACTCGCAAAGACATCAATATCCCCAATAAGATCAGTAACTGGAGTTACAACGGTCGGAATTTATACTAATCCAGCAAGTACGAAGAGTTATATTAAGGCATTTGTTTTACATAATGCAGGAATTTCTAGTGCATTTTGTAGATTATATCAGGTTCCAAATTCTGGAGGATCTGTAGGTTCTGCAAGTTCTAATAATCAATTCTTCTCACAATTTATAAATCCAGGAGAAACAACATTTTTAGAATATCCATATCCACTTACACTCGCTGCTACAAATGATAGTATTAGATTTTATAATGCAACATCTGGTCAGGTAATTAATATTCAAATTCTTGGTGATGCAGATTATCCTTAAAAATTATGGGAATTCGTAGTTATATTCAGCAACCAATAGATTCTACAGTTTGGTATGGTTCTAATGTAAATAAAAATAGAGATTTTATTGATATAGTAAGAAGTGGATTAACTCTATACTTAGATGCAGCAAATGAATCATCTTATTTTGGTTATTGGTCTCCAACTCTCTCCAATGGAAACAATGCTTTTGATGGTAGTTTATCTACTGCTGCTGGTGGTTTGGGGGGATCTTTTGGCCCATATACTTACACTTTTGCTAAACCACAATCAACTTCAAGTGCTAGAATGTATGTAGCATTTGGAGCTAGTAGTGGTCAAGTCGGTTCAAGAACTAATGTTTTTCTTGTAAATGGAATTGATGTAACACAAAAAGCGAAAAATGCCAACGTCTTCACTGATGGTGTAGGCCCTGCTTGGATTGATGTTACAACCGAGGCCGCAGGTAGTTGGACAACTTTCCAATTCACTGGAACAAGTGGATCTACAAATCCAGGAATTTATGCTATTGAAGTGAATGGGCAAATAATAATTGGAAATTATGGTGGCACCACTTGGATTGATTTGAGTGGTAATGGGAGTAATGCAACTCTATACAACTCACCAACTTGGTCTAGTACTAATGGGGGAACTTTTACTTTCAATGGTTCAAATCAATATGCAGCACCGGCAGCAGGTTTTGCAAATTTCACTTCCGGTATTACAGTTTTCTCTATTGTTAACTTTGGTTCCGCATCTACCTGGGAAAGAATAGTTGATTTTGGTGTGGGACAAGCAAACAATAATTTTATATTTGCCAGGAACTCAACAACTAATAATTTAACATGGGTCACTTTTAATGGCACTACAGAAAGACCTTATGTTACTTACACATCTGGTATTCAGAATAACACTATTGCATGTTATGCCGCAACTCATAGCAATACCAATGTAAACATTTATAGAAATGGAATTTTGGGTCTTGGCCCAGTTTCTTATCCATACACCCTCGATAACGTTACAAGAAATAATTGCTATATTGGTAGGAGTAATTGGGCAGATGCTTATTTTGAAACTACTATGAATGTGATTATGATTTATAATAGAGCATTGAGTGCTGCTGAAATCCAACAAAACTTCAACGTATTTAGAGGTCGTTACGGATTATAAAAATGGGCATAAAATCTTACACAAACTCAACTAACGGAAGTCGTAATGTAGTCGAACCCACTTATGATAATATTACAAGAAGAACATTATTTATTGATGGTTCAATTGATGCTCCGGCAGAAAGTGCGGCACAACTTGTAGAACTTGGATATACTACAGATGGTGTATATTATATTAATTTACCCACAGTTGGTGTAACTCCAGTATATTGCATTTTAAACCCCGCATATGATGGTGGTGGTTGGATGATGGCAATGAAAGCAACCACAGGAACTACATTTAACTATAGTGCAAATTATTGGACTACTATAAACACATTAAATCCTACAGATAATACTCGAAATAATGCTGATGCAAAATTTAATAGTATGAATTATTTTGCAGCAAAAGATATGATGGCAGTATGGCCAGATATTTCAAACTCGGGTACTGAAAGTGGTAGTATTGATAATCTTTCTAATTGGACTTGGTTGGAAAATAATTTTAATAATGGAACAAGACAAACTCTAGTAAGTTTTTTTAATGGTCCTTCAAATAGAACTTATACTTCACCAACTTTTGGAGGTTCTGGATATTTTATTAGAGATGCAAAAACATTTAATGGATGGGCATCTGGTAAATTTTCAAGTCAAGTTGATATTCGTTTTTATGGATTTAATTATATAAGTTACCAAGGAAATCAATATGCACATAATGCAAAAGTGAGATGGGGATTTGGGTGGAATGAAAATGGTGAAGGATTATTTCCGTCTTCATCTAATTCCTTTAACGGAAGTAATGATGTTTCTGGTGGTATTGGTATGGATAGTAGTTATGGTAGTTTTTCGGCAGGTGATAAAATCAATTGTTGTGCAGACACTACTGGTATAAATCGTTCAGCAAGAGTAGAAATTTACGTTAGGTAATCTTATGGAAAAAAATCCCTACTATTTTTGGGCAGAAAAAGAAATAGGAAATGAAAATCCTATTATAGATTTGTATGCAAAATTAATAACTCAAGAGTATGATAAATTCTTTAGTGGAGAAATAACATTAGAAGAATTTGAAATCAATACTCCAAAAATTGATGAAGAATCCTCACTAAATTATATTAGGGACAGAATTATAGAGTCGTATTCAAACTAAAATGCTTAGACACTTCCAACTATATTCAACAGCAGAAAATATTACTCGTAAGTTTTTGAGCAATAATAACAAAATAACAAGCGATGCATTACCATTAATCAATGGACTTGCCGGAAAGTTTTTTAATGGTGATTGGAGGTCTACAATATCGACAGGAAATATAGGAACCTTACCACTTACCACTACAAATAATAGTAGTAATGTTACTGGGACCAGCGGAATGCCATCAGCTGATCATAGATATGGCGTCAATCTATGGCCATATATCACATACACTACTCTTGGAGATAATTATGGTTTTATTGCAATTGGATATTTCCAACCACCAACAACAGGAACCTACACAATATATACTTCATCTGATGATGGCAGTGGTGTTTGGATTGGTGATTTGGCATTGCCAGGTCAAACAAGAACAAGTGCAAATGCTACATTAAATAATGGTTTAGGTATAGGTCAAGGAAACACTAAAAGGTCTTCAACAATTTCATTAACTGCAAATGTACTTTACCCAATAAGAATTGTTCACGAAGAAGTTGGTGGAGGTGATAATTTAACTTTCAGTTGGGCAGGTCCCGGTATTTCAGAAACTACATCATTAAGTACTTACTTCTTCACTCCCGTCGTTCTAGGAACATCAGTACTAACTGGAAATTATCTTGGATATTAAATCTTAAACGAATAGTCTACCTCACAATAAATATTATAAGCAAGCATCACTTTATAATGAGAATGATTTTGGAAAATAAATAGAATTATAAAAATAAAAGAAATGTCTACACTCCTTTCAACATTTTTAGAATCATCATTTTCAGGTAGTCAGGGGGTCCTTGGTGGTCAAGGTACTCAAGGTAGACAAGGACTTATTGGTCTTCAGGGTACTCAAGGTATTCAGGGAATTAGTTTCAATAAAACTAGCAATACTTTTACTGCAACACAAGGTCAAACTACTTTTAATGTAACGTATGTTGTTGGATATGCTGATGTATATTTAAATGGTGCTCGTTTAAGTTCTAGTGATTATGTTGCAACAAATGGAACTTCTATTGTTCTAAGTAGTGGCGCAGATGCTGGTGATATTATAGATGTAATCAGTTTTACTGCCGCAGGACCTCAAGGTATTCAGGGCATTCCCGGACCTGCAGGAACTCAGGGTTTAAATGGAGCATTTGCTGGCCAAGGTATTCAGGGTACTGCTGGTGTAAGTTTCAATAAATCAGCAACAACATATACCGCAACACAAGGGCAAACTACTTTCTCAGCAACTTATACGGTAGGGTTTGTTGAAATTTATTTGAATGGTGTTCGCTTATCCGATACTGAATATACTGCATCAAATGGCACTTCTATAGTTCTTTCATCTGGCGCAAGTGTAGGTGATATTATCGATATTATTGCATTTACGGGTGGTGTACTAGGAACTCAAGGCATACAGGGAACATCTGGTTCATCATCAGTGACAGTTTCTAACGACACTTCAACTAATGCAACAAGATACATTCTTTTTGATGACATTACATCAGGAACTGTTTCTACAGTAAATGTTTCATCATCAAAATTAACTTTTAATCCTTCAACTGGCCAACTCACATCAGTTGATTTCAATTCAACATCAGATCAAAATCTGAAAGAAAATATTGTAAGTCTATCAGATTCTATTGATATTTTGAATAAAATTAATCCAGTTAAATTTAATTGGAAAGATAATGGGAAAGTAAGTTATGGCGTCATTGCACAAGAACTGGAAAAGATTTTGCCAGAACTGGTAAGTGATGTAGGGGAATACAAATCCGTTTCATATGTTCAACTAATCGCTTTCTTAATAGATGTGGTAAAAAAACACGAGGAAGAAATCAATTTACTTAAGAATTCAATAAATAGTTGAAAACACTATAAAAAATGGGAAAAACAAGAGAGTCTGCAAACCTAACTTCAAGAACCAATATCTATAGTGATATATCCAATCTTAGAGTTGGAATAGCGATTGCAAATCCATCAGAAACATTACATGTTTCTGGAAATATTCTTTCAACTGGTGATATAAATTCAAACTCTGATATTAAACTGAAAACAAATATTAAGACAATTCCTGATGCATTGGAAAAGGTTTTATCAATGAGAGGTGTAGAGTTTGATCGTATAGACCTTGAAGGAAAGCATCAGATTGGTGTAATTGCACAAGAAATTGAGGAAGTACTTCCAGACCTTGTTACGGAAAATGATGGCATCAAATCCGTTTCTTATGGAAACATTACCGCAGTTCTAATAGAAGCAATTAAGGTCCAACAAGAGCAAATAAATAGTCTCAAGGAAGAAATTCAATCTCTCAAAAAATAAATTATTCGTATTTTTATTATGAATTTTGTAAAACTTGCATTAGACAATCAAGGTGTCATTAAACCTTTGCTCATTAGACCAGAAGACTTAACGGGACCATCAATTACAAATCCCTCAGTCTTCATTTACCAAGATAAGATATTAGTTAATCTTCGGAATGTAAATTATACATTGTATCACTCAGAGCTCAATCGGTTTGAGCATATGTGGGGTCCTTTGTCATACATTCACCCTGAGAATGATATGCACCTGCGAACGACAAATTATATCGCAGAGATGAATGAGGACCTGGATATTGTTCATTACTCAAAAATAGATACATCAAAGTTTGATACATACCAACCACAATGGGACTTTGTGGGACTGGAAGATGTACGTTTGGTAGAATGGAATAATAAACTTTACGGTATTGGTGTTCGTAGAGACTTGGACACCAAAGGAACTGGAAGAATGGAAATCAGCGAACTTGAGATTAATAACAATCAAGTTACAGAAGTATTTCGCTATAGAATTCCAGGTCCGACACCAGATATCGAGTACTGCATGAAGAATTGCACTCCAATCTTAGATAAACCATTTCATCTTCTAAAGTGGACCAATCCAACTTGTTTGATGAAGTTTGATATTACTGGAAAAGAAACAGAATCATTTGAGACTACATCAAAAATCTCAATGAATAATGATCTGAGAGGTGGTTCTCAGGTGATTCCTTATAAAGGTGGTTACTTGTCTATATTGCACGAGACAGATCTTTATAATAGCGAACAAGGAAGAAAAGACGCAACTTATAGACATCGTTTTGTTGTTTGGAATAAAGATTTTCAAATCGAGAAAGTATCCAAACTCTTCTCATTTATGAATATGAAGATTGAGTTTTGTTGTGGTATGGCAGAATATAAGAATGATTACTTAATCACATATGGAGCTCAAGATAATGCTGGTTATATTTTAAAAATTTCTAAGAATGTTGTGGAGGATTTTATCAATGAATGAACTAATTGAATTTTCATTAGATACAGAAAATGCAGAGAAGAATTATAATCTCGCCAAATGGTATGAGAATCGACAACAATATGCTCCTGCTCATACTTATTACTTAAGAGCAGCAGAAAGGTCTGAAGATGACTTACTTGCTTACGAATCTCTCATTCGATCTTCCTTTTGCTATAAGTCACAAGGTTCAAGGGATGGTACTGAAAAGATTGCTCTTGAGAATGCATTAAATCTTCTTCCACAAAGACCAGAAGCATATTATTTTCTTTCAGTACTTTATGAGAGAAAAGAAGAATGGCAAAATTGTTACAGTTATGCAAATCTTGGACTTCAGTTCTCAGATGTTGATAGTATCGTCCCAGAATATCATGGAAAGTATCTACTCATCTTTCAAAAAGCAGTTGCTGCTTGGTGGTGGGGAAAGGGTATGGAATCCCGTAACTTATTCCGCACTTTGGTTGATGATTACTGGAATGTGATGGGAGAAAGTCATAAAAATTCTGTAGAAGATAATATTACCCGTCTTGGTTCAGGTCCAGAGTCTCAAGCATTTGTACCTTATAAAAAAGAAGATCACGAAAATTTAAGATATAAGTTTCCTGGTTCATCAGAAATAGTGAGAAATCACTCTCAAGTCTACCAAGATATGTTTATTCTTTCTATGACAAATGGAAAGAGAAATGGAACTTTTCTTGAGATTGGTGGAGCAGAACCATATAAAGGAAACAACACAGCACTCTTAGAAAAATCTTTTGATTGGAAAGGTGTTTCTATTGAATATGATCAGAAGTTTGTTGACAATTACAGAAGAAATCGTAGTACAAAACTAATACACGAAGACGCACTCTTAATTGACTATAAAAAACTTCTTCAAGAAAACTTTGATGGCAATACAGTTGATTATCTTCAGTTGGATATTGAGCCAGCACGACATACTTATGAGTGTATGTTAAAAATACCCTTCGATGAGTATAAGTTTGCTGTAATTACTTACGAACATGATTATTATGTGGATGTAACAAAGTCATACCGCGAGAAGTCGAGGGAGTTTCTTTCAAGTAAAGGATATGTATTAGTTGTCAATGATATTTCGCCTGATGGAATAAGCAACTTTGAGGATTGGTGGGTTCACCCAGATTTGGTAGATGTTGATATTTTGAAAAGGATGAGTTCAGTAACTAATGAAACTCAACATTGTAAGGATTATATCTTATCTGGAGACATAAAAACTGAAGAAATCCAAATTAACGCATTCAATGTAAATCAAAAATCACAAGCAACTTCTTGGATTGTAGACAACTTCTATGAATCTCCTGGAGAAGTTCGTAGATTTGCTCTAGAGCAAGAATATGTTGAGGGTGGATTTGGTCGTGGATTTATTGGTAGAAGAACTGAAAAGCAGTTTCTATTCCCAGGTCTCAAAGAAAGATTTGAGAGTATTATGGGAAGAAAGATTACTGAGTGGGAAAGCCATGGGATGAATGGTAGATTTCAGGTTGCTTGGTCTGGAGAACCATTAGTCTATCACTGTGACAGTCAAAAGTGGGGTGGAATGTTATACCTTACACCAGATGCTCCATATCAGTGTGGAACTACATTGTATGCTCATAAGAAAACAAGAGCAAGAACTTATTATGATAGGGGATGGGATGCTGCTTGGACAAATATTCCAGGAGACCCACATTTAGATGGAACATCATTTGAACCTGTGGATGTTCTTGGTAATGTTTATAATCGTCTTGTAATCTTTGATGCAAGTGCTATTCATTCGGCATCAGAATATTTTGGAACTGTGATGGAAAATGCAAGACTGTGGCAGATGTTCTTTTTTGACACCGAATAAATAACTATAAAAATACTCTAATGACTAGAGCTAGGAATTTAGGATCAGTTGGGGGTATATCATACCTTTCTGCTATTGGTAATAAGATTGGTGTTGGAATTACAATCCCAACCTCAACTTTTCATGTTCAAGGAGATGTTTCGATTGCTTCCACTGTTGGAATTGGAACTAAGATAGATATTGTCCCATATGATAGTTTAAGTAACGGAACTTTGTCGTTTGAAGGTTCCGCTGGTCAGTTATTCTCTATTACAAATAATCTTACAAGTGGATCTATTTTTTCAGTTAATGATGTCTCGGGCATTCCAAGTATTGATGTAGATGCAAATGGAACTGTAGAAATTGCACCTTTTGGTGGAAATTTGGGAGTAGGAACAACAAATCCAACATCAAAAATTCATATAATAGGCGATGCTCTTTTAACTGGTATTATTACATGCACAGGCGCAACGGTAAATGGTAATGTTACTTGTGTCGATTTAAATTCAACTAGTGACATAAACCTTAAGGAAAATATTCAAACAATTGATAATGCATTAACTCTTGTTCAAGATATTCGTGGAGTTAAATTTGAATGGAAAGAAAACCATAAACCATCTATTGGTGTCATTGCACAAGAAGTTGAGAAAATTCTCCCAGAACTAGTTACTACTGCCGAAACAAAAACTGTAAACTATAATGGACTAATTGGACTTCTCATAGAATCAGTAAAAGAACTAAAAAATGAGAATGATCTATTAAAGGCAGAAATTTCAGAAATTAAACATAGTTTATCCCAAATGGGTTCTTAGGACACTTTTTAAACTGGCACACCCTACCCCTGAATGACCTTCGGGGGGTCTTATAGTAGCCACAGTTCACCAGATACTGATGAGGTACTCCAACCTAGACCGACTGATTTTTGTTGGTAGTTTTATATGGGTTGCACACTGGGCAACCAAAGTATCTGAAGTCGTCCTTAAGTCTTTGTTCTGATGTATTCCCTTGATATTACGGGATATAATGCCCGTAAGAGACGTGTAGAAGACACTGTGGCTTGGTTCCTTAGCAAATACTTACCACGTCACCATATTCACGTTGAAGTGCTGCATAGAGGTCTTCGTAGGGAAGAATCTTATGGGTATTGTTCTGTCTCTGGAGACATTTACAGACCCCGTGAGTTTCTGATTGAAATTGACCCTAAACTTAACCTTGAGCTTTATACAAAGACAATCATACACGAATTAATTCATCTTCGTCAATGGGTTCAAGGAACTCTGAAAGAACGTAGAGGAAAGATGTATTACAAGGACATTAACTGTGATGACTTGGATTACTGGGAACAACCTCATGAAGTAGAAGCACACTCACTTGAACAGATGTATTACGAAGACTACTTGACAGACACCCATAAGGATGTGTAGAATACCTTTGTCGAGGTTGATAAAAATATAGGCTCATAAAGCTCATGAAAACAGTAGAGAGACACAGATACGATAAAACCAAGAAGAATACTATCATAGAGACAAGAAGATTAACTTTTAATCCCTATGAATATACTGAAAAGAATATGTGTCTTGTTGTGGGGTTGGTTCGTAAGAATTTAACCCCAGATTTATTAGGTAGAAAGAAGTTAATGTACCCTGAGGATTTAAAGACCAATCCTTGTTACGGTCATTGCTATCATTCCAGTCAAGCATTATTTTATCTTATGAATACCGACCAGTTAGTTCCAATGAGTGCAGAAGATTACAGAGGAGAAAAGCACTGGTGGTTGCAGAATGGAGAAAAGATTTATGATGTTACTGCAGAGCAATATTATACCGTAGGGAAACTACCTCCTTATGCTTCTGGTAAGAAAACTGCATGGTATGGATGGAAAGGAAGACCACAACAGATTTCATTAGATTTGATGGTTAGGGTGCTTGGTGAGCGATTGGTTGAGGACACTTTAATTACTGTCCACTAAGTCCCCAAAACCACTTGACTTTATCCTATAATACTTTCAGTTCTTAAAACATCATGCCTACTAAGGTCAAAAAACAACTCATCAACGTTGCACCCAAGAGCAGCAAAGCTAAGAATCGCTTTGCAAATCTGATGGATAGACTTCATGCAATGGAAGTAGAGCAAGAGAATGAAACACAACTCTTTGTAGTTTCTATCAATCGTCGCTACTGCTTTTGGTTGAATAAGGAAGATGACCCGCATTGGAACATTATTAAATAGTTATTAGTTGGAGAGTTATGGTTGTCTTACTTGCAACAACTGTAATCAGTTGCTCTGATGCCTTTAGGATTGTAAATCGTATTGGAAATGTAATCGGTCTTTCTTATCAACAAAAGATAGAATTGATTCAAGTCGTCAGTCAGCACATTCCATCCTGTCCTCTGAAAATTATTTCTGATGAAAGACCAAAATCCAGTAATTGATGAAGAATCCAAAGACATTAAATGGAATCGTGGGTTAGATTTGTTTATTGAATCAGTGCATAAACCTGATAGTGAGTTGCGGCAATGTGCTCACAATCAAAAATGCTACAATGAGTTAATGGAAGTGCGTGCTACTGTGCTAGAATATCTAAAAACAATAAGAAGATGACAGCGCAATACATTTATCTGGTTATATTCTTCTGTATTGGATATTTAATTGTCACAGATCAAAGTATTGCAAAAGCAGTTGTATTTGTAACTCAATTTGTAAAAATTCAAATTGAAAAGTTTATCTGGATAATCAAAAATTCTCCAGATAATCCAATTGTTCGTTATTTAATCTGGAGACGCTCATACAAACTTGCAAAAGAACTTAGAAAAGAGTTAGAATCAAAAAATAAATAAAACATATCTCTTTAGGTTTATGCTATCTACACAATATCGGTTAAAATTGGAAGGTATTTGTAATAAGATTGTCAAAGGGGAACCTGTCGAGTTGTCAGAAATGATCTGGGCAGAAAAATTAGCAAAAGCAAACCGAAGTGCTTCAACGATGCTTCGTCAAGCAAGAAGGAAAGCAGAAAACCCAGATATGAAAGAGGGTGATTTGGATGACTTCATGAATCAATTAGATTTGGGTGGATTGGGCCACGAAAGATTTGGTTTACGTGGATTTGATTCACCAGAAGATTTGCACGATTGGTTTAAAAGAGATGAAGACGAAACCGATTGGAGACAAAGAGACTGATGACATACGAAGAGTTTTTGGATATGCCAACAACTTTTATGGATGACATGCTCAAGGTGGTTAATATTAAGAACAAATATCGTTTAAAGTTTACAGAAGAAGAAACAGAAATTAACCATCACCTTTTAACTTATTGGGAAGAAATGAAGTTAAATGAGTTGAGACATAAATTTGAAAAATGCTGGGAACTTGACGAAAACTCATAGATACTTTATAATACCCACTATAACATACTCTTACAATGACTGACTATAAACCATATTCTGCAGAGTGGAGCAGAAAGCGATATTTAGAAGAGGCATTACAAACTTATTTTAATGATAGTGTTTGTGTGGATGTGATTCTGGATGACATCGTTGATATTCTTAGTCAGAATGTGGAAGAGCACCGTAATCGTGCTGAAAAATTTCAAGAAGTATTGAATGGTCTTAAATCACTTCCGTACTGATAAGTATGACTGGACTTACAATCAAGCCCAATACAACTGTTTTAGTCCTGAACAGTTCTTATGAACCAATAAATCTTGCTTCTGGCAGGAGAGCTATTGTACTTCTTTTAAAACAAAAAGCACAACAACTTTCTGCTCATGTTATACGTCTGTTAAATTATGTAAAAATTCCTTTTTCTAAGATGGCTTCTCATAAACCATCTAAAAATGCAATATATCGTAGAGATGGTCATAGATGTCAATATTGTGGGGAAACAAAACATCTTACCATTGACCATGTTATTCCAAAGTCTAAAGGTGGTGGCGATACTTGGTTAAATTTAGTTGCATGTTGTTCTTCATGTAATACCAAAAAGGGAAATAAGTATCTTGAGCAAACAGGTATGAAACTGCTTAAGCAACCTAAAGCACCTACCAATAAGATCCAATTCTCTCTTTGGGAAACTAAAAATGTAGAGTGGCAGCAATATGCTTATGGATAAGTTATGTTAAGAAACACTGACAAAACTCATAGATAGTGGTAGAATATGGGAGTGAGAGCAAAATGAAAGAAAACCAATCTTCGTTATGATATTCTTCGTGCATGGAGGTTATTATGCACAACGTAATTTCTTACAATCAACTTGCATCCTGGAAACATTTAGATAAGACACTTAATGATTATATCGAACAAAATGAACTGATTAACGATTATTATCAGTGTTTAATTGAATGCAGTGATAATCAGCAAGAATGTAAACGTATCTGTAGGAGCATATTAGCAGCATAACCAGTTTAGAAACTGTCCATTCACCCTTGACTTTCGCGGTCAGGGGTTTTATAGTATCTGTATTGAAACACCTTCATTATGACTTACAACGCTGAAGTTCAATTCAAGTTTGATGCAACCTGGACCCCTAGTTATAGTTCTTCTTTCTCTGATGATGACTTTATCCCTGAAGAACACTATTTGATTACTGCTCCTGCTGGCGACTTGAATGCAAAGCAGTATTTCAAACTGTTTGAGAAGTTCCTGTTGTGTGTAGGTATGAACCCTGCAAGTATTCGTAGTGGTGCAATGTCTCTGGTGTTTAATGAGTGGGTAAATGAAGAGGAACAACGTAAGGTTTGTAGTGAGTATGAACTGACGATGAATGAAGACCTTGAAGATAAGTTCAAGGAATATAAAATCCGTGAGGAAGAGATTGCACGACTGGTAAAAGGTCCAATGGGAACTGTACTGTCTGAAGAAGAACTCACCAACTTGGAGGAAGGTAAGTGAGTGATAGGTCGCAAGAGTTTATGAGTTTCGTGTGGGACCAACGAAACAATCAAGGTGCTGATACTGAAGAAAAACTGGTCGCAGCTATTCTTTCACTTGCTGCGGAATATGTGGTCTCATACAACGCACAAGATGGAAGAGTTGTATTGGATAAAAATGACTTATTGCAACTTGCTGAGGAACTAAAGCAATGAACATTAAAAAATTATTTCGTGTTAATTATAGATATGATTTTGGGCACGACATTTATTTTCAAATATTAAATTTTAATAGATGGAGTTTAATTCAAGCATCATTTTCATATAATGATTTTCCTGGATGGCCCTATCTTCAACTTACAATAGGTTCTAATGGACTATTTGGGTTTTTATTATGGGTTTGGAAGTTTGGATTTGATATTGCTGTTTTCTCCAGGACCTGGAACTTTGAGTATTTTAAAGACCTTGATGAAGAAGATACTGATTATCTTAGAATGGATGAGTGTTGAGTGACACTTGACTAACTGGCACAGGGCATCTCCACAGGTGCCCTTTTTGGTCTATAATGACTTCATACACAACAAACCGATGACTGAACGCAACTTTACAAAAGAACTCCTATACTCATATTATGCTGATATGGAGAATGGAGATGATGTTGAGAGCATTGATTATCGTTCTTTGATTCACATTATCACTGAATTATGTGATAGAATAGAACAACTTGAAAAGGACAATGAACTACGGAAATCTTATGATTGGAGAGAGGTATGACTGAGGAAAATAAACTAACCAAACGACAAAAACTTCAATATCTTTATGAAGATGTGCGGTGGGCAGTATTTTCTTTTTTTGTGAGAATTCTTGAACGACTATTTGGTGTGGTAAAATGACGTATGAACCTTGAAGACATCATACAAGAATACGGAGAAGAAGTATTAGATACTTACTATGAACTCTTCCCTGATAAGGACCTAGCAAAGTTTCCTGACCGTTTCTGTGGTCCTGTTGGTGATTATGCTGATTTTGTGTTAGAATGTTATCATTCAACTGGTAGTGACGAGTTAGAAAGTATTGAAGACTTTGAGAATGGAGTTTTCCAAGAGTATTACTATTACTGCCACAATACCAACACTGGATTTGTATTTTATAATGAACAATGATTAAACTACTCAACAAAATACTTGCTAAATTTCAACTTGAACTCGTATCCACAAAAGTAGATACGAGTTTGGTAGAAGATGCTGTCAATTTTTTGAATACCATTCCTAAAAGTGACTTAACGGAGGATAGATTTCTTTTTCCTTATGTTGGAGACATTAACTATGTGAAAGAACGAGTGGAAGGTGAGTTTCCACAAGTATCTGGAACAACTTATTTTCAATCTCAAGTCCCTACAGAGAAAAAACCTTTCTTCAACTTTGATGGTGAAAAACTTTCTGAATACCAACTCAATAAGAGACTAAAAAATGACTGAAGAAGATAAGTATGCTCTCAAAGAGTTGCTCCGTGGTGCTGGTGTATTTGCTGGTGCCTCTGCTGTCTTCATTCTTATTCTAATTGTTCTTGCTTATTTTGCCTCAGGTGGTGAGCCCTTGAAACCATCCTTTGAAGTGGTTGATGAATACAAAGGATGTGAGGTAGTAAAGTATGCACCACATCAAGTTGCAGAATACAAGTATTTCCTGTATTGTGAGAAGAACAAATGAACGATGATATGCCCTGGGTGGATCTCACACAAGAGGAAGTAGAAGAACTCCGCAACAAAAAACACGAACTTACTGAATACGGCAAACAGAAGTTGAAAGAAATGCTTACACACGAAGAGATGTTAGAAGAAGCAGAACGCAGGGAAAGAAGTAATACTGTTCTTCGACGATATAATCACTTCTATAATGAGGAATGTTCTGGTCTCCCTCACGGAACACCAATCACACCAGAACATATGCAGGCTCTCACACTTGAATGTATGGTGGATGCCCTCCGTTGTGAGAATATGAATGTAGAGTACAATGCTATTGCTATTGATGATATTAAGGATTTGATTGCACGACTATATGAACAGAGTAATGAGTTTCTAAAGAGAGTACAACAGTTCAAAGATAGTGCTGATGGAGTAGCATAATGAACCTTACATTTAGACAACACGTTTTATTATTAACAGCAATCACATTGTTTTATGATGAGGTCTCAAAGACATCAACACCTGAAATGAAACACGAAATTATGGAACTTGCTGATATTATCCAAGAATCTGCTGAGAAGATGAAAAATGAATGAAATAGATATATCAAAAGTTCTTATAGAAGGTGATACTGCAACCATTATGGGTGTAGAATACAAAAGAGTGGAAGACAAAATGAGTAGGTTCATTAAAAATCCTGATGAGTTTGTATTTGAGGATGTGAAGATGATTCACTGGGAGAATATGGATGAATCTGCATATTGGTGTGGAATTATTTTGAATGATGGAAGATATTTTCACTTAAACATTCACGGAGACAATCTGCGTGTATATTTGTCTGATGAGACCTCAGAATAAATACTCTTAAGATTAAGAAAAGATATAATGGCTCTTGCTCACAGTCCACGAATAGTTACTGACGGATTAGTATTGTGCCTTGATGCTGGGAATACTAAGAGTTATCCTGGAAGTGGAAGTGTGGTAAATGATTTAGTGGGAACAAATAATTTTACACTCACAAATCCATCTTTTTATTCTTATGATAGTTCATCAGGTTCTATAGATTTTAATAGAA